CCGTAATGCCGCTAAAGATACTTCCCAAAATGCCGCCGCCGCCCGACGAGAAAGACCCCACAAGACGCTGCACCACAAGCACGCGGAACAGTTCGCGGATGATGTCAGCCGCCATTGATCGGAACGCATCCTTGGCCGACATTGTGCCGTCGATCATGGACAAGAACGCGCTTTCCACGCTTCTTTCCACTTGCTTAAAAAGATTTTCGGTCTGCTCAACATTTAACCCAAGAACCTCAAGCGCAGGCGCGGCCTGAGCCAAGTTGTCAATCAGATCTTGCGTTGACCGAGAAGCCCTAGACGTACCACCCGCAAGGCGCTCGGATGCCTCGACCGGCTCAACAATGCTTTCGCCAAAAGAAACCATGCCATTACTGGCGTTCCCGAGCGCTTCTTCCAGCTTGTTTATGTTTTCTTCTGTTCGCTCAAGCTGATCTGTCATTTCCTCGTCAGCGGAAAGCATTCTTTGCTGCTCTAGGCGAAGATCAACAAGTCGCTGTTGCGCTTGCTCAAATGCTTCTGCATTCATTGCTGTGGACGCGTCTATGGACGGGAAGCCCAAAGACCGAGTGGCGTCTTCAGTGTCCTTAATCTGCTGCATTAGGTCTGAGTATGATTCAGAGTTGAGCGCCAAAGCCTTTTGTTCGGCAATCGCGGCTTTTGCGTTCTCATAACGCGATTTTGCCTCTTCCATTTTTTGACGGGCAGCACCAACAGACATGTTTGTTGACTTGCCCAAGGCAATTTCCAGCTTTTGAGACTGCAAAATCTCATCGCCCATCGCCTTCACAACATTGTCCGTGGCAATTTCAAGGTCGCTTTGCGGGTCCAAGAATTGATCAACTGCCTTAATCGCGCCGACAACATTCTTCACAAATGATGCAAAGCCTTCCGCGCCAGCCACAATGATTGGCACAAGTTCAGCCAAAGCAACAGAAAGCTGTGCCTTGATAACACGGGCCGCTGCGTCAAGGCGCGTCTGCGCCTCTTCAGCGTTGCGGATCAAGTCCTCGTCAATAACGGCACCAGCATCACGCGCTGACTGACGCATCCCATCAAGAGCGTCAGATCCTTCTCGCAGCATGTTGACCATCGCCACGCCTTCACGGCCAAACAACGCCGCCGCCAAGGCCGCGCGTTCTGTCGGGCTTTCAATCTGCTGCATCTTGTCAGCGATCACACCGAGCGCGTCATCTAGCGACATGGCCGTGAGATCAGAAGCTTGCAGATTGAGTTGCTCAAGGGCATTCTTAGCCGCGCCAGCGCCCATCTCTGCCTCGCCGAGCCGCTTGGAAAACCGTTCCAAGCTGGATGTAAACTTTTCTTGCGTAACGCCCGCGCCTTCGGCAACAAAGCGCAACTCTTGCAGTGCGTCTGTTGTCACGCCGATCTGATCTGCCGTCTTACCGATCTCGTCCATCTCCGCAGTGATGCGTTGAAGCTGGCCGATCACAACGCCCGCCGCCAAAGCGGGTAATATCCGCCGCGCCGCCGCAGAAACAAGGTCAAAGCCTTTTGACGCTTGGCTCAGGCTAGCCGTGGATTTCTTTTGGAAGTGTTGAACGCGGCGCTCAGCGTCTCGCATCTTGCGCTGAAATTCTTTATCCCGCGCTGATAAGATGACGTTAAGTTGTTCTGCGCTGATCGCCATCTATTTTCTCCACTAGCTGCCGGTATTGTTCTTTGGTCATCGCCTCAGAACCTGGCTTTTTCGGTGAGTGCGCTTCTGACCATCCAGCAAAAACAAGGAACGTGTCTTTCGGGATCATATCACGGATCTCTTCAGGTTTTAACCCTATTACAATGCCGTTCTTAATCATGTTCCGTACGTTTAGTCTTCTGGGCTGTTCTCCGCTTCGGTCTTTTTTTTTGAATCCGCCTCGTCCATTGCATCAGGCATGAACGCAATGCCCAGCACAGCCTGCGCGATCTGATAAAGCTGCATCAACTTATCAGGCCCACAAGTCGCAACAATCGCATCGGCCTCATGGTCCTTCTTGCCACCGCCCACAAGCGACAAGGCGATCAGATCGCGCACCTCTTGGGATGTCGGCTTTTTGCCACGGTTGAAGAAGCCTTCCCAAATTTCAAAAATGCCGCGATGCTTGTCCTCGAACCGCTCAATTTCACGGTTGCGCAGCATGAACGTGTAAGAGGCGTCGCCGAGATACTCGACAACGCCCCCACGCGGCGCTTCAGCCGTAATAGTCATTACAACGCCGTAAACGTAACGACGCCAGTGCTTTCGAGGCTAAGGCTATAAGTCACGCCACCTTCAGTTTCACCGCCGAACTCAACAGTTGGCAGGCGGAACGCGCCAGCAAATGTGCCAAAGTCAGGGACGACAATTTGAAAGTTGGCTTGGTTGTCGTTCTGCATAGCGACAGTGTTCATGCGCGCTTCCGCCGTGCTGTCTTCAAAGAAGCCATCGCCAGAAACTGACACGTTCTTCAGTCCCGCCAGCGTTTCAGTCCACAACGCGCCTTCCGGCGACGTGCAGTCAGGCGTGGTCACGTCAATCGCGGAGTTGTTGATTGTCAGAGACTTGCTGTTCAATCCACAAAGATTGGTAAAAGTCTCCGATGTTTCGCCATCCCCGATCTTAACGAGCAGGGCGCGTCCAAGTTGTTTAGCCATGTTCGGCCTCCATCATTTGCGCTTGCCCACAGCGCGGGGTTTAGGCGATCTCCTCAAGCATGGCTTGAAGCACGATAACAGCCGTATAGCCACGGCCATCATCATCTCTTGTAACAGAATACGTCTGAAAAATCATCTCCACAAGGTTATGACCTTCCAGCGTGATAGACGCCTCCTGACGGTGCAAAGCCTCTTTGACCGCCTCGACTATGCGAACAGCTTCAACACGGCCTGACGCGCTGCGAGAGTGCGCCTCAAGAGATATGCTGACCTCAGCGCCTTCTGTTGTGTCGGTGTCAAAGGCGCTCGGCTGTATTTCCACAAAGCGCAAATATGGGAAAGCCGCATCTTGCGGCGGCTCGTCATAAACGCGCTGCGAAACAATGCTTGTGATAGCTTCGTCAGCCACAAGCGCCGCTCGCACACCTTTCTGAACCGCGAGGGCGAAACCATCAGCCACTGGTGGCCTCCTTTAATCCCTTGCGGATTGCAGATTTCACGCTGCGTTGAAACTTTTTGCCGGCGTGCTGTTCCGCAATGCGGATGTAAGGCGAAGGATTGGTGGTGCCTCGGTTGCCTTTTTCGCGGCCAAACTCAACGGCACGCGCTTTCTGCTGCGCTTCTTTGGTGGCGGGCGCAGCTTCAACCGATCCGACCAAGCCATTCTCGTCATACTGCGTGAAGATCCAGCCTTTGAGTTCCCCGCTATCAACCGGGACAAGGGCTTTCGCCAGCCTCGCCGTGGCCTCGGTGTTGGTCCGAACGCTTTTTTTCAGGCGCGCCTCAACGGTCTTGGGAATTTTGCGGAACTGCCGCTGTAGCTTTTTCGCACCAGTTACCCTCATGCCGCCACCCCGCGCTCTAATTTGAACTCAAGCACAGTTCCCTTGCGGTCAACCTGTATCACATCCTTGATCGCCCAGGTCTTGCCACGAATGATGACCCGATCCGCTGCGGTGATGGTGTTTGTCGTGCTGTCGCTGCGCACGCGCATCGTCGCCGCCCCCACATCTGACAGCACGCCGCCTTGGATGTCTTCCTTGCCCGTGCGCTCGCGCATATCGGCCCAGCGCGTCGCAAACGACGCCCATCCGCTGTAGACATTGCCATAAGCGTCAACATCGCCCTCAGAAAGACGCTGGAATGATGCTCGCTCGCGGTATTGGCCAGCCTTAACCATACCAAGCATTCCGATGCATATTCAGCAGGCTTTCAAAGCCAAACGGGATGTTTGACAACTCGTCCATGCCAGATTGTTCGCGATTGTCGTACCAGTGCCCCACAATCAGCATAAGGGCGTGGCGAATGGTTTGCGGCACATCGTCAACTGCATCGCCGTAACCGATAGTGTATTCGATCTTGATAGCGTCTTGGCGATCTTGGGTTACAGGCCAAGTAAACCCATCTTTAGGCTGGATCGTCTTGTAAGTG